GGTAAGTGAACAGGTATTTCAGAATCATACCAATTTTTATATACACCTTTAGGTGCAATTAATAACAATCCATTAATCAAACCTTTATCATATAATACAGCTGCATTATCTAATAATACTTTTGATTTACCTGTACCCATTTCCATAAAATAGGCAAAATTTTCTTTATCCCAAGATGCTTCTAACGCATCTAATTGATGGCCATAAGGCTTAGTTTTAAATTTGTAGTTCATTTGCTTTTTCTTTCTAATTTGTTATATAATGTACAAAAGAATAAAAGTCAATGAATAAAGTTTACTTAGTACAAGACATTCCTGTCGACAGAGAATCTGGTCAACCCAAATATAATGTAATGGGTGCACAAAAATATGGCGAGATTACGGTTTTACTTCCTGCAAAAGCACAAATGATTTTTTCACCTGGTCCATTAATTTTTAAAATTAGGGATAAATTAAAAAATTTTACAACTGATGATTACTTATTACTATCTGGTGATCCTGCAATTATTGGAGTAACTTGTTCTGTTGTTTCCGAGATGACTAACGGCAAATACAAGTTGTTAAAATGGGACAGACAAGAAAAAACTTATTATCCACTAGAAATAAATATTTTTCAAAATTAGTATTGACATTTTAATATAATAATCCTATATACCTTTTATGAAAGGAAATATTATGGATATAAATTTAAGAAAAGATGCCCCTGATCAATCAGACATTATTGATCCTAAAAAATTATCAGAAGAAGTTGAGAAATTAAAATCTCTACAATTTAAAATTAAATCATTAGAAGATCAAATTAAAGATTTGAAAGAAGATGAAAAATATTATAGTTGCGTGGTTATACCAAAGTTAATGAATGATATGAATTTAAAAAGTTTAAAACTAAAAGATGGTTCTGAACTTACAATTAAACAAATTTATAGTGCCTCAATGAGAGCGGATAAAAAACCAGAGGCAATACAATGGCTTCGAGACAATGGCTTAGGTGATATTGTAAAAAATAATATTACAGTAACATTTGGCCAAGGCGAAGATAACAAGGCTGTCGAATATGCTGGCCTTGCGAGGGAGCGTGGCTATGAACCAACTCAAGACGAGAAGGTTCACCACGCTTCACTCACAGTAGTGATGAAGGATTTCAAAGAAAAAGGTAACGAAATTCCTACTGATCTATTTAGTACGTTTGATGGAAATCAAACTAAATTAAAAAATAAATAATAAATAATAACGATTAAATAATAGGAGACATATATGAGTACAGAAAGTACAATCGTAAAAAAAGATAATGCAGGTGCATTATCTACAATTAACCTAAGAGCGGATTCAGGTAAAGGAACTGAAGAGTTAAGATCGGATGATGTATCAACACCGATTTTAAAAATACTTCATCAGTTATCACCTGAGTGTAATTCAAGAAACGCAAAATACGTTGAAGGTGCAAAACCTGGAATGATTTATTCCGGTAGTTTTGGAAATTTAATTGATGGTGAAAAGGGACTAGATATAGTTGTTGCTCATACTCAAACTAGATTTCCGGAATGGCAAGAAAGAGGAGATAGCGCAGCTGCTCCAGTAGGAACTCATTTAGATATACCTACAGATTCCGTTGAAGAAAAAAATGGTAGATACAGATTACCTAATGGTAACTATGTAGAAAAAACAATGTATTTCTATGTAGTAGCTATTGTTGGTAAAGAGTTTAGAAAAGCTGTTATTGCTATGAGATCATCTAATTTAACTCCAGGTAGAGAGTTAAACAACTTGATTGCTAACTTGAGAATGGAAGATTCACAAGGTACATTTCAACCAGCGGCTTACACTGCAGTGTTTAACTTAAAAACAGTTGGAAAAAACTGGGGTGATAAGAGTTGGCACGTGTATAAACCATCATTAGTAAAAATGTTAGATGTATCTAAAAGTATCGATGCTGAATCTTATACTATGGCACAGAATTTGCAGAAAGAAGTTTCTAAAGGTTCTACTAAACCTACGTATGATAAAGTTGAAAACAAAAATACTAAAGACATTATCTAATTCCGTAAAGGAATGTAGCTACGGAGGCGATAAAGGGAGACTGGAGTCGCCTCTAAAAATTAATAGGACAGGATTAAATGCAGGAATATATAAAATACTTTACAGGGTTAAAGAGAAATTATGGAGTTTGCAAAACAACAGAAGGTTTTGTAGATGCTGAAACAGGCAAAAAAAGATACCCACATGAATGGTCTTCAACACCTGTAATTGAACAAGATTATTTAGATCATCTATCTGGTAAAAAATCTATTGGTATACAACCATGTACTGATGAAGGTAAAGCTAGATTTGGTGCAATTGATGTAGACAAATATCCAATAGATAGAAAATTTTATTTAAATATTATACAAGAAAAAAAGCTTCCAATCATACCTGTCCTGTCGAAGAGTGGTGGACTACATTTATATGTGTTCACCACTGAGTTTGTAAAAACAAAAGCAATAAGAGATTTTTTAGAACAAGTTTTATTTTTATTTAAACTACCAATCAACACAGAAATATTTCCAAAGCAAACTTCATTAGGTGAAAATGCTGATGGTGAAAAAACTAACGGTAATTTTATAAACTTACCTTACAATAGTATTTCAAGAAAAGCATTACTTCCAGATGGTGAAGAAATGCAAATTGATATGTTTTTAAAAGTCATAGAAGCTAATGCACAAACAGAAGCGCAACTAAAAGATATACAAAAAAGAATTGTAGAAGAAGAATTAACAGGTGGTGGAGAAGAATTTGTAGATGGTCCTCCTTGTTTAGGAATTTTAACTAAAAAAATAATGAAAGATGGTAGAGATAGATTTTTATATAACTACATGGTATTTGCTAAAAAGAAATATCCAGATAAATGGCAAGACAAAGTTATAGAAGCTGCAAGAAAATATTTTGAGTTTGATAATAACTGGACAGATATACATGTGAATCAAAAAATTAAAAGTTGGAGTAAAGATACTAAAGGTCATACATGTAATGATCCATTACTAGCACCGGTGTGTGTTAAATCTGTATGTGTTAAAAGAAAGTTTGGAATTATATCTGATAATAAACCAGTATGGCCAGCACTATCAGCTTTACAAAAATTAAACATAAAACCTACACCTGAATGGTATTTTACAGTTGAAAATGAAGAAGGACAAACAAAACAAGTACACGCAAAAAATGTGCATAGAATAGAAAGCCAAAAAGAATTAAGAGCATTATTAATGGAACAAGTACATGTAGTACCACCTACAATTAAAGGTAATGATTTTTATGAAATACTAAAAAACTTATTTGAGAAATCTAAAATAGAAATATTAGAACCTGCAGAAGGAACTAATCCATCTGACATATTAAAAACACATATACAAAGATATATAAATGATCCTGAAGCTGAAAAGTATCATTCATTTAGAAGTGGTAGACCACTATTAGATAGTGAGTATGCTTACTTTTTATATAGTTCATTTTATGATGATTTAAAAACATATGAATGGAAAGAGTCATCAGCTAAAACATCATTGATGATTAAAGCATTATTTCCTAGTAAGAAACCCGAAGAACAAGCTAAGTTTGATCATAGTAAAAAATTTCCTGGAAAAGATTCTGACAACAAACAATATCCACCATTAAAAACTTTACGAATACCATTAAAATATTTTGAAAGTGAAGAAGAAGTCAATGAACAAATAGAATTTGAAAGCGAAGAAAATATTGTATGATTTATAAATACTATGGACCACCTGGTACAGGTAAAACATTTAAATTAATTAGTAGAGCTAAAGCATACGCAAGATTAGGAACACCACTTCATAAAATAGGTTACTTTGCATTTAGTAAAAAAGCTGCTGGTGTTGCAAAAGAAAGAATGCCTGCAAGTGATAAAAACTTGCCTTATTTTCAAACCCTACATTCGTTTTGTTTTAATTATTTAAATTTAAACAAAGAAGATATTATGCAGCCTTATCATTACGAAAAGTTTGGTAAGGAAATAAATGTAAAAGTAAAATATGCAGATAAATATAACAAAGAAGAGATTAATTATTTAACTTGTGATAATCCTTATTTTCAATTGATACATAAAGCAGTTAATAAATGTATAAGTGTTAAAGAAGAATATAAATTATGGGAACATGATACTAAAGAAATATTATGGCCAACTTTAAAATATATTAGTGACAATTTAGTAAAATATAAAAATGCTAAAAATTTATATGATTTTAATGATTTAGTTGATTTAACAATTAAATCTAAAAACAAAGAAGATTTTCCTACATTCAAAGCAGTATTTATAGATGAAGCTCAAGATTTATCACCCTTACAATGGAAACTATTTGATGTATTAAAAGATAAATCTGAAGACATGTATTTAGCAGGAGATGATGACCAGGCTATATTTGTATGGGCTGGTGCAGAAGTAGAAAGATTTATTAAAGAACCGGCTAAAGAAAGAGTCCTAAAGTACTCAAAACGTGTGTCTAGAACCGTCCAGGAGGAGTCTCAGAAGCCAATTGAGAGAATTATAGGTATAAGAAAAGAAAAACACTATTTACCAAGAGATTTTGAAGGAGAATCGTTAACTATATCTAATTTAAATCAAATAGATTTAACTAAAGATAAGTGGTTAATATTAAGTAGAACCATATCTAAACAATTAAAAATAGCAGAAGAATTAAAAAAGAAAAATTTATATTATCAAACTAACAAAGGTAAAAGTTTTAATGTTGGAATGTATAATGCAGCCATGGTTTATACTAAATGGATACGTGAAGGTAAATTAGAAGAAAAAGAAATTAATGACGTAAGAGATTTTATTCCCAGTGGTAATTGGGATCCTGAAAAAAATTGGTATGATATCTTTGTTGGTGATCAGAAAGAAAAATTGTACATAAAAAATATGTTAGACAATGGAGAAAATTTAAATGTTAAATCTAGAATATGGCTATCTACTATACATGCAGCAAAAGGTGGAGAAGAAGATAATGTAATTTTATGTTTAGATATGGGGAATAAAATTCTTAAATCTATAAAACGCAGTCAACAAAAAAATGATGAAGAACATAGAGTCTGGTACGTAGGAACCACAAGGGCAAGAAATAACCTATATAAATTAAAAGCAAAAATAAAAAGAACGGGGTATCAATTATGAGAGTTATAACATCAGATATATTTTTAACATTCTGTATATGGTTTTTTATTATGGAGGCAATTAAATGACACACAAAGATATATTTAAAGATTCATTTCCACAAGACAAACAAATTGGAGGATCACATTACAAAGAGTTTCATATTCAGCCATATGAATTTATTTCTAAGAACGACCTTTCCTTTTTTCAAGGGAATGTTATAAAATATGTTTGTCGCTACAAAAACAAAGCCGGAATACAAGACCTTGAGAAAATAATTCATTACTGTGAATTAGAAATTAAAACAATGAAAGATCTAAAAAAGAAATGATTATACCTCAGACAGAATGGTTAGTACCTACAGAGTATCCTGATTTAAGATCAGCAGAAGAAATTGCTATTGACTTAGAGACACGTGATCCAGA